GTAGGCAACGAACAATGAGTAGAAATATCACTAACCTTTAACCAGTTCTGTGAATCTAGAGTAATAGTGCTACCATCTGATGTTGAACCGTCTAGACTCTGCCATAGATTGCCGCGAGCAGCTTCGCCTACAGGATCTTGGGATGCCTGCCATACTATTTCACCTTGCTTGTATGAATCAAATAGATTGTAGATACCCTTGTACAACGGGTTTTCCATATGTGTCCATTCAGTTCCATTATACTTGACGAGATATACTCTACCTGTATTGTTGTAAGAACCAATGGCAGATACTGCTAGATAATATTCTGTTCCGTTTACGCCGATGGTAATTTCTGATCCAAATTTTTCATTGTCTGTGGGCCTTGGGCTCACAAAGGCTTCGGTGTTGATGTATCTTCCGCTGACAAATTCGTATACAGCAACCATTCCTTGTTGATAATACCCAGGATTACGTGCTGATGTTTCAGCAGGAATAACTGTGGTATGTTGTACCCAATCATCAGAATTTATAGCTATCTGGGTACTACCATCACCGTCTCCTACAAAGTTTCCGTTGGCATTTAATGCTCTGTAGAGTCTGCCACCATATAACACAATGTCATCTTGTTCATAGGAGGTTTCAATCTGCCACTCGCCCATAAATCTATTCGTCACTCCGCTGGCTGTAGGAGCGCCGATCACTAGATATTTGCCATCAGGGCTTACTGCCATTTTTTCACCAAACGATCCCAAAGCAATATCATAGAATCCAACAGGAGGTGCTATGATCTGTTTTAACGAAAGACCTGTATCTGTTTCCACATACACATTCACAAATCCCGCACCAGGCATGCTGCTAATCACGTGTTTATTGATATTGTCGTAAACAACTTTAGAGCCTGTAAACAGAGGAGCCGATGTGCCAAAATCTGCTATAGTTTTTGCAGTGTATAATTTATTTTTTTGTACTACTTCCCATTGATCGTTGCCGTTGTTGTCTACAAATACCAGTGATTTGTTTTTCAACAATGCAGCTGGATGTTGATCAACTGCTGCATAGTCAGCAAATCTTGCTGTTGTTAATAACTGAATGTTAACTGTGGTGCTAGAATCCAACTCAGGATCATCTACATCTGCGCTAACCACAACTGTTATAGTGGAATTTGTTACTGCACTGACTTTGAAAAATCCGGTGAGATTAACGATCTCACGGAATCCTACATAATCATCGACTGCAACTGAATGAGGCCTGTTCAGTGTTAGAGTAACTACAGTGTCATCTACACGCACTGCTTCAGTAACATATAACAATGGAGATTCATTGACTCGCAGTATCTGCCAGGTGTCTTGATTAAATGTCACCCATATGTGATCATTCTCATCGACCGTGGTTATGTCTAACGTGGTCAGCTGATCCATTGCGCCAATCACATGTTGATACTGCCCCGAACTAATATAGCCAGCAGTTAATTCTGGTTCTAGATCTACTGTGGTAGGTAGGATATCCGTGGCGTAAGGAATTAAAGAAATTGTAAAATCATTAGCTGTAAATCTATAATATTGATCTAAGGCATTAGGTGATTCGCTACTGGTTACTAGATGCGGCTGTGGGTTTAATTTAAATCTATTCTTTTCTAATTGGATTTCAATTTCTGAAAATTGATCAACACCACCGACTTGACCTAGTCTAAAAGCCCATTCTTCATTGAGTACAATACTATCGGACCCCGATCTGCTGAGCTTGTTAAAGATTTTGGTCACACTGTTTGCGGTACCTTTTTCTCTGATAAATCCTTGATACAACTGGAATTGACTTACAGAATCTTCTGCAAGATTTTGTAGATAATCTCGTTGCTGGTATCCGATGGCATGTCTAGCTAATTCTCGCTGACTTTGATCTAGTCCTTGGGACGAAGTTTCAAAATAATCGCTGAATTGTTTTATTTTATAATCAAAGTTTGACACCAACTGTTTGACTGGTTTTGAATCTAGTTTTGACCAGTTGGCATCGTTGAATGTTTCTGTACCCAATTGACTTACAAGGCTGGTCCAATCATAAGATTTGTAAGAAACAATGTCTCCTAGTTTGTAATCTTTGAACGGCTGCCAGGTCTGTATATCGACATTGTCAAATATAAATCCGGGGCTGGTATAGTCACCGTCCCAATCCACTGTGCGGAAGGCCTGCATTTTAATACGACCTTGACGATATCCTGTAGGCTTGTCATAGATAATATCGTTGAATACTGTACGATCATCAAATACAGTGACATGTTCTTTTATTACATAATGCAGTCTTGCATAGTAGATACCGTCAGTGGTATTTGTGGTTTCTATCTTGAGATTTTGAAAGCTTCTATTAACATTTATAAATCTCGGAGCTAGTGGTGTTCCATCTCCTTTAAGAATCTGATAGTCATAGAATCCGTCTAATAAATTATCCGGAGTTCCTACAGGAACTGAAATTTCTAATTTTTGAGCGGAAGGACTTAGAGCAATAATTGCACCTGGTTCCCAATTGTGTTTGGTCCAGAACATAAACTCTTTGGCAGCACTGAGCCAATCTTGGCTGGTGGCATTTTGAGGATCATAATTATCAAATACGATTCCTTGTGTTTTCAAATAGCTTTCATAACCTAATAGCAGATCTACCACTTCCTGTATAGAGGTCAACAGTGTTCCGTAACTGATCTGTCTCACAGACAGTGTGTTAAACACACGTCTACGTTGAGCTTCTATTGCACCTATTTTAGGTACATCACCTAGTTTCTGCCATAGAGTACGATCAAAATCTCCTCCGCTGCGATGTGTTTTTAATGCACGATAAAAATTACTCTGATATCTTACCAACGTACCGTTGTTGTAGTTTTTGTCTTCGATCCAGTCTGTGAATGATTCACTAACCCCTCCTACAGAAATTATAGGGTCTTTGCTGCTGGCCTGAGCTAGATGATAATTGAAGTAGGGATGTATATCGTCATATCCTGCTACTACCCAACCGCCTGCGGTTTTTTCTAAGCGTACCCCACTGTAACTTACTGTAGTTACAGGACTGCTAACATTGAATATAATGTCATAATTTTCCGAAGGAATAAAAATTCCAGACGAAGTAGCTGCGGGATTTTTAGAATCTAATAGATATTTCTGTTGTTGTTGATCAACAAACCCACTCATCCTAAAACTAAGAGCCACGTCTAATTTTTCTATTTTAGTCTGTAAACTGTCTTTACCTAATCCTTGAGATTTTGTATAACTAGTTAGATACTTTACCAATCCCACAGTAGTAGAATCTGTTACATAAGGAGCAATATCGGCAATTGTTGTGAAGAGACCTGTTGTTGAATTCACATACTGATCTAATTTGTTTTTTATAATTCGTGATCTATCAAAATTATCAGGAATATATTCAAATGGTTTCATTAGGCACATAGCGGTAACTATTGCATACGGCCATTCTGAACTAGATCTCCATGCATACTCAACTGGAGAAACATCGCCTAATACAAAAGGCCCACGATTATTAATTAACGAAAAATCCTGCGCTAAATTAGAATCCAACGGACTCAATAATTTACCGTCTCCGTCTACCGGTATGTGTTTAACAAGTCCTGGACGTTGATATCTGTCGTGTCGACCTGCTCGAACCCCTTGGCGAATAATGCCGGCTTCGAGGTCTTCCCAAAGAATTAAGTTATTGCTGGTATACGGTGCTGCCCCATACTCTTCTTGCCACCATGAAGGCTCCTGACTAAATCCCAGCATTTCCCAAGGACATCTATGAGGACGATCTGTATCATAAAAATGCTGGTACACCCCTCTCCACCAACCAGGAATATTCTTGGTCTTGGTAGGATCTGACATATTTGAATAGGTGTAAGTGAATGAGTTCTCACTGTCAAAGTATTCATTCAAGGTATAATTGATGTTGGTATTTTGTATCCACTTGAGGAAATCCTGCACCACAATACCATCTAACTGAGCTTTAGAATATTCTCCTACTCCGTAGTATCCGGCCAATATTTGATCTATGTCAAACACCGCAGGATCATATTCCTGCTTGATATTATTATAGATGCGTAATTCAAGTTCCATCAACAGATCGTCTCTGAAATCATTGTAGGCTGTAGTGATACTGCCGTCGTGTCCTTGTATCACATATCTAGGTTCTTGGTAGGTATCGTCAAGAAATTTTATCGGAGTGTATTTTTTGTACAATCCCATAGATGTAGGCGTTGGAGGAATATGATTGGTTGCAGTGCTGAGATATTCTCTTATCTCAATGGTATCACCCACTGCTAATGTCTTTAATATTTTTACAAAACTAAATGCAGAATCAAATTCATAGTCTTGAGCGTTTACCAATTGCACACCGTTTTTATAAACATAAACGGCTCGAGTGCTCAGTGTTTTTAGATCAAATGGTTGTGTTAAAGAAAACACTAAGATTCCCGGATCTTCAACTGTTGTCTCTAACACGGTATACGCACCTGCTCCTATCATGTCTGAATCAGCAAATGCATCTTCTGATGATTTTACCGCAGTGAGACTATTAATGATATCGTCAACAAAATCAATTACGTTATCATTAAAGTCGATTTCAATCGCTCTTTGTAAAAAATTATTTTTAAAATCTGTATATTCTTTTTTAGCATATTGAATAGATTTTATAATATTATGAGTCTTATCACATAATATCATCACAGCTAATGGTGTGTTACCGCTGTGTTTTAAAAATCTTCCAGCTAATAGTCTATAATCTTCAAGATCTCTTAGATTGCTAGATCCTGGTAGGTTTCCTTTATATTCGCTGTCCCATTCTACTGCACTGGAAATATGAGCCACAGCCTGTCCTAGAGTAAACGATTCAATAGGAGTATTGAAAGGATTTTTTTCTAGACCCACTGGCATTTCATAATAGCCTTGATCGGGTTCGGCGTCTGTGATAAGTTTTATTACCACAACATCGTTTACCGCAAATGGGGTATTAAACACAAAGGTGCCACGATTTCTTGTCCAGGTGCCATTATATGTCGAACCGTTGAGATAAAAATTTATAGTAGCGTCGGAAGGTAGACTTTCCCATGAGACTGTGTTAAACACCAGTGTGTCGGTGACTGTTTCTACTACTTGATTATCTATGATAGGTTGTATATATTTGGAATTTAATTTCTGCCAACCATTGGCATATCTATCAGATCCAAATCTATAAAACCCTGTAGATATTTTTTTCTGCGCTGGGGAGTTGTCGATAGTGTATCGAAATGTTTCAGTATCCCAGTTCCAATTAAATTCTATATCTCCGATATTATCTATATTGAGATAACTCAGTTTGAAACCTAGTTCTTTATCGATTCTAGCGGTACCTGGCTTATAACTTAATATACTTGAACCTGTAAATTCTGAGTCTGCATATGTGGTGTGATCGCCAAAGCTGATTTCATTAGAATCATATACATCAAACTTCGGTGCTTGATTCACAGCAGTCTTAGGTTGACTAGATACCCAATCAGTTCCGTTGTAATGGAACATCAAGCCTTTGTTTATTGTGCCTCGTCTTACTGTAACACATTGCCCCAGTATTGATTCCGAATCTTCACTTTCTCTAAGATGTATCTGGGTACTATTGTTGTGTGTGATAAATTCGACGGTGTAAATTTTATTGTTAGCTAACTTATCGGTGTCTGCTACTACTAATATTCTTGCCCCGTCGAATAAAAATTCACCGTCAATATTGTATCCTCGAGATCCCTCGATAACACTGAACACATCAGTGGTGGCAGTATCTATGTAATCCACTGTCTGTTTAGCTGTAGATCCGTGATTGAATAACTGTAATCCTGCACGGAATTCTATAATTGGACGTTTAGCTCTAGCAGTTTCATTGGCTGGAAAATCCTGACCTCTCAATTGGTATGCTTTTTCTAAGACAGATCTATGGAACCAACGATTATATCTACTCCAGGGATTATTATCAACACTGTTTCTAGCTATGGTCACATAATCTTTAAATGCAGCATACTCTGTGGCATCATCAAAAGGCTGCGTGTCAAATCCTTCGTTGTCAAACAACACTTCAGGAACATCTGCACTAAGCACAGGTACCACCAGATCTCTAAACCTAGTCAAGGTTATAGCTGTACCTACTCCTTCCACTAACCACGTATCTGTTGCATAGATCGCAGGTGTTACATTTCCTGAAAATTCAACAATCATACCGTTGCTGAATTCTACACCATTGCCGCTGGTATACGTAGTTTTACCGATAATCTCTATGTCTACGTTAACAAATGTGTTTTCTTCTATATCTGCAATAACGAATCTACCAAACGCATCTGGAGTTATTTTACTTTGATAATATAACGTGCTAGGGGCATCGTATGGCACTTCGAATGTTAGGATACCATTTTCAATACCGTTGTTAGTAATTCCTTTATTATAGTCCAATGCAGAGCCTTCACCGGCAGGCTCTATGTATTGCCAGTCTTCACTGTCTACTGTGATCGAGCTGGTATCAAGACTGGTAACATCACGCACAGCTCTCCATAATTTTGAATCGTATACCACAAGACTATTCTGTGGATAACTTCTACTTGGCTGAAATAATAGAGATCCGGTGTCAAAATTAGTGCGTATTGCAAATCCTTCAGCAGGTGCATTTACTCTAAATTTATAAGTCTGTCCTCGATAAAGGGTCAGCGTAGGATTATTTGTATATGCATCGGGAGTGAATACAAATGAATTTTTAGTTGTACCTAATACTACTTTATAGGTACTGTTGATATTAGCACTCTGGCCTGTGATGTTAATACCGGGTGGACCTAATGGCTCCCAGTAATATTCACGATAGTTAATAAACTTATCCCAGTCGATAGGAGGATCCCAAGTGTAGTGAGTTTGACTGGTTATCTTGTCATCTCTTTCTATTGTATTTCCAAAAAACTTCAGTTGATTTTTAACATCGATGTAGTCGTAGAAATTTTCTATCTTATCGTGATTTTTAAATATTATCCCGGGTTCAAGTTGATAACTGCTGCGTAGAGTAGCATCTGTATCAACATACACATCTTTGCCGTTATAGGTTTTGTCATATCTACGACCAACATATCCCACAACTTTGTCTAGTACACCCGGCTGTATTAAGGGATCAACTACCGCGGATAAAAATTTATCGTTGGCAGGAGTTTGAAAAATTACTGGTAGCAGTTCTACTGATCTGCGTATAGGTAGTTGACTATTAGGAAATTTATCGGCCATATTAATAAGTTGTTGATACTATAGAGTTAGTACTGGCACCTATTTCAGATGCTGTAATAGCAGAGACGATTTCTATATCGTCTACTGTGGCTGCGCTGATTAGTATTTCATCAGATCTACTTTGTATTTCAAACAGACTACCAAATGATTGGTTAGATTGTTTTGGCAATATCACAATGTTAGCAAGATCCGGAGCTACTGTGTTTAAAATATATGTGGTTAGTTCGCCCATATAAAAACGGTCTCCAAAATCCCAGTTGTTGATATCAAAGAAATCATTGATAGCAGTAATTACTCTAACTTTGAGATCGTTGTCATTGATTGAACGATTTTGATTCTTAACTATCTTGAACACTGACTGTAGTTTAGGATCTGCTTTAGATCCAAACAATACTTTGTATTTCACAGGATGGTATATGATATCATCACTGATAGATTTAATCGATGACAGTGCTGTGCCGAAGGTGGTTCTTAATGCATCGCTGGTAGGTGCAACCGGCTCAATGTCAGTACCACCTGCGAGATATATTCTATAACTTTCATCGTAGCTTCTTATCAACAAATATATATCAATGATGTTGCTGGTAGAGGGATCAATCCTTCTATCTACGCTGGCGTTGTGAGTATATTGAAATTTAAGATTTCTTCTACCAACAACTGCGGTATATTCGTTAGCTATGTCTAAGGTATTAGTAGTTCGATTTACTCGCTTGACAATGTTTTCAGCAGAGTCATAAAAATATATCAACTGCTGATCAGGATATGTTGCTGTATCATTGAAAGCTATTTCTGCTTCTTTCTGTCTGACTAAAATTAAATCATTTGAGTTGTCTAACAGTGTTTTGATCGCTGTACCGTAGACATCGTTTGAAGATAGGAAAAATAAGAAATTTAAATCTTGATCTAAGCCTACAATATTCTCAAATGATTCAGGGTTGTCAACAACGCCATCATCGTCGGCATCTCTAAAACTCAGTTTGATTTCGTTGGTACTTTCGTAGCCGTCATCAAACTTTATTGTGTCACTGATTTCAAACGGCACATCTTGTTTAAGCTCTGTGATAAAATCCTTGCTGGTATTGATTCCCAGCACTGAAATCTGATCTTTGACCACTGCCCCTACTTGGTCATTGTACTGTTTCTCATTGCTGTCAAAATAAAATCTATTTTGTTGGACACTACCAAAAATATATGCCTGCTTTCTAATTCTCACAATATAGCTGTCAGGTTGTTTGACCAAAGCTATGACCCAAGAACTGTCTATGTTGGTATTGGTGGTATCTCCGGCTTTACCCAGAGTAAAATCATTGGTTAGATTTAAGTTACTGGCAGTAATCAACTTCCATCGAGATTCTGTAACCTCGTATCTCAATCCAAAAGTTTGGTTATCAAACACCTGGTTGACTATTTCAGTTTCAAGTGCCACAGGCAGGTCGCTGACAAATCTTGGTACTATACGCTGAGCCACAGCGCCTGTAGGCACTAGGTCGCTGAGTATGATTGGTCCTAGTCCTTTGACATACGTTCCGTCTCCAGTGACCTTGACTATTTTAGTCCATATGTAATCTGTCTGATCGGCATCGTTGAGATTAGTTGCAACTAATTTTCCTTTTTTAAATTTAAATCCAATGGGAGGAATAAACTTGATCGCTGCGTTAGCTAACACATATTTCAAATTACTAGTAGAGTAGCTTCCGACCCTGAGTTGAGCATTATCTACCACATTTTTAAAATAGCCTGTGCTTGTAGCAGTTGTAACAGACTGCCACACAGTGTTAACGTCTGTGAATAATATTTTGTCAAACTTTGTAAAATAAAAATTATATACGTCAGCTTCAGTGAATACTGGCTCTATGCTGCGCCTAATGAAGTTAATAATATCTATCCTGCTGGCAAATTTAAATGACAATACAGATTCATCTTCTTGTTTGTAAAGGTATCCGTCGTCACCAAATACATTTATACTGCTGTACTTTCCTGTGGCATCGATGATATCAAAATTTCTGCTTATACCGCTGGATGTTCTATTCACTGCTTTGATTTTTACAATGTTCTGGGAGCCTAGTAGCGGCGCAAGATTATAATCTTCTGCGGTGATCATTCTATTTTGAGTGTAATACACTGCTGGAGCATTGGCACGAATGTTATCGATGTCTTCAGAAGCTGCAGAATTAGCCACGGTGCTTTGTAGTGCTAGCCCGATAGTTAATGTATGTTCAACATTGTTTTTGTTTCTGTACAACACAGAAATGTTGATGCCTCTTAATTCGTTGGGGTATATGGTATACGATAAACCATTGCTGGTTCTATAAAATACTCTAAAAGATCCTTGTGGCAGATTGCCATAGATGCCGTCTGCAAACACAAGATCAATATTATCATCTTCTTTAGTGTCAACAGCATAGATGTTACGTATGTCTTGTGTGACGCTGTTATAGGCAATGTTGTTGCCTACCAAAGACGATACCTTGGTCCATTCCTCAAGTTGTGCGCCTTGTGAGTTCAAGGAAAACAACCACACGTCATCATTGTTGATATTACCTGCGTCCACTGCAATTTTTTCATTAGTGGTAGGTACATCTACGGTAAAATCTGCTAGTTCTAATGTGCCTTGTTTGAACTGCACAAAAAATCCTGTATTAGCACTACCGGGACCGGATCCATCGTTTCTATAGATAAATCCCATTTGGTTGCCTGGCACTGGAGGTTCTTCATAGATAGTTTCACTGTTTTTAAAAGCTGTGCTAACTATCTCAAAGCTCATACCTCTGCTGGCCACCGTCTTAGTAAACGAAAATAAAGGCACATCTGTGCTAATTGTGCGGAATCTATATTGTTCTGTAGGAATTCCTTGGATAGTGGCAGAACCTTGACTACGACCAAATTCAGTGTTATCGGCCATAGCAGAATTTAATACAGCAAGGAACTGTTCTAACCAGTTGGCATTTGTAGGATCGTTCCAAGTTATTAATTGTTGCGCAAGATTTTTTCCGTTGCTGTCTATGATAGTATCAGTAGTGGTTATTGTTGTAAACTTTAAAAGTCCGTTGGCTGCAACTGTGCGTTTGGCATTATAGCTGAGCATGCGAGCAATACGCAGCACACTTTCTTTGGTCTCAGCTAATTCAATAAAATTTTCGCGGCTGGCAAGATCTACACGGAATGCCAGACTTTGTCCCAAGAACGCCACAGCATCTATCAGTGCCATGTATTCTGATGATTCTATATAGTCGTTGAAATCTTCTGGGTAGTTTTCACGTAGATATGTGATAATAACTCTACGCAGATTTTCAAAGTCGTAGCTGCGGAAATCAGCATTTTTAAACGTCTGATAGATCCTAGTCCAATCTTGATTTAGTATGAGATTGTTTTGTCTGCTGGTTGTGGTCATACCAATATTTACCCTTAAAAATAAACTGCTTAGTTAATTACATTGTTGTTTTTGTCAAAGTTCAAGGTCATTCGTTCATTAATGTTAAAAGGAATATACACCAAATCTGCTTGAATTCGCATGCCTTGATCCGTGCTATCTATGTTAATTTCAGTGACTGAAAATCTGGGATCATAGTTTATGATAGCTTCCACATCCTTGGCTATGATTTCCTTAACATCAGGCGTGAATGGTTCAAACAGCATGTCCCAGATCACTGTGCCAAACTCTGGATTTTCTAACTTTTCGCCTTTGCGAATATAAAAATGATTGATCAAATCCTGCTTGACAAGATTGATATCATAGAGTTTGAAGTTCTTGTTGGCTTCGTTGGAACTGAATCCTTTGTAGGTGAATTGTCCTTGATTCTGTGTTACTGTAGCAGAACGTTGTGCTGCTGTTTGTTGATTGTATAGTCTTGTGGCCATAATTAAGTATCCCTGTCCGTTTTATCCGGAGTCAATAAATCTGGTGCTCTGTGTTCGTGCAAGGCCCACGGTTCATGCATAGGTATGCGCTTCATGAAACTTTTCACTATACCAGATTGATATCGCTTGTCCCAACCTGCTGCTGTGCTGGTAGCTAGATTATCTCTAAGATCATAAGGCTTTACAAAGTCTGCTGCCGCCGCAGTTTCTGCATTATTCGGGCCATTTAAATTGATCTTAGTGCCGTTAAGTTTAAGCTCAGATCCACTGCCGAGACTGATATCCGATATAGAGCTGATCTTGGTTTCTGCTCCAGATGCAATATCTAAATCGTTATAGGTGGATATTTAAGTCTTGGCTCCTACTAGTATGTCAAGATTGGCACCTACTGTGAGTTTAGAATCATTGTTGATTAAAAACTCCATGTCAGTGGCCACTTCTACATGCCACTTACCTGATTCGGTTCTCATGTTGATATTTCTGCCTGCTTCTAGATTTATGTCTCGAGCAGCACGTATGTTGAGATCTTGCTGAGTATGTACACTGATGCTGTCTTCAGCATAGATATCTATTTTACCATTGCTGGTCAATTCTATCCATGCTGTGCCTCGAGCATTGGCAATATAGATCAAATCTTCTGAATTGTGCATCAAGATCTGATGTCCGGTTCTAGTTCTTACTCTAAAGTATTCGCTGGCAGGAATAGTAGCACTTCCGGTATTGCCTTTTCGTTGATTAGCAGGATCCAACAAATCGATGTATTTTACCGGACCTTCGGCTGCAGATTTTTCTCTATGGTATCTGTCATTGCCGTCATCCATGACTAACTGTGTGCCGCCTAATCTACTCACCGGCACTGTAGCCACGCTGTCAGTTTTTCCTATCTGTTGTTTTTTAGCACTTTCTCTTCGATCAAGGGGACCTGGGGTGCTGATACCAAATACCATGCTAGGGGCTTCTCGTCTGGGTGAACTTGTGTTGAATCCTCTAACATCATCTTCTAATAATCCCTGCTCAAGAAATCTATCTGCTATAGGATGAACTACTCTGGGATACTTTTCTGGATCGATTTCCTGTTTTTCACCGTTGATACGTTTGTTAACTTCAGCCACAGGCAAGGGCAATGAGGTGTTACCGTATCTTTTTTTATCTTCAGCATCAAGGCTGTTTACTGTGCTACCAGCTATGGCAGGTACCATGTGATTGATGTTTATGCCTGGTACACAGGCAAACCAATAGCCTGCTGCAGGATCACCATTGACAAACAACACCAGCACGTTGACACCGACATCAGGCGGGACGAACCACATGCCATATGATTTTTGTGTGTCACTAAATCCGTCAATAGTAGATTTAGTTCCGTCATTTTTGCCCATGAACTCAAATGGGGTGTATCCAAAAAATGGAGAAGCATATTTTACAATAAAAGTTTGACTGTCGACTCCCGCGGTGTTGGCTTGGTCTTTCAAAAGATTAACTTCTATTGATCCCATGAATGACGGATCAAGATGGCTGATCACTGTGGCGATATAAATGCCAGTGGTTAACCCGCCACTTCTGTCTGAGTCGTCAACTGACGGTCTGGATAATTCTGCCATTAATTTTGTCCTAGATCCCTGTAATATCTAAATCCTGCCACTCTGCGTGTTTGATTAGATGTTG